CATCGCATCGGCCAGCATGTTTTTCCCGACGCCGTGGTGGTCAGAAATGATCAGCGGCGCGTGATTGATCTTTCCGCCGGGGTTCTGGATCACATAGGCCATCCAGTCGAGCTGATGCTTGATCAGCGCCGCCCGGCCTTCGAAAAGGTAATTCAGGTGACGGAGCATCGGGCTCGGGTCGCCTTTCGCCGGCTGCAGCTCAGACGGCTTCCAGACGTTCAGCCAATCGACACCCTCGTCATGCGCGATTTCTTGATCCACGCCCGGCATATAGCGTTCATTGTGAACCCGGTCGGCATAACGGTCCCGCGCGAGGACCTTCATCGCGTCCATGGCGTTTCCATTATCGTCGAGCGGCATGGCATGTGCCTGGGCGTTGCTCAGAGCGCGAGTTGAGATCCAATCCCTTGCATGACGGTCCCAGACTTCATCGCGGCGGGCGGCATAGACGTACCGCTTTCGCAGCATTTTCATTGCCGCGGTGATATCATCGACCTCTTCCCCGGCATCGCCGAAATCCAGTTCTTCAGCCTGTGCGAGCTCCTGTTCGCGGCCTGCGAGGACCCACCACACATGCGTCGGGTCGAAGGATTGCAGTGATGCGATCAGATCTCTGGCGGCGGCTATGTCCGGGTCATCGTCTGCGTCTCCGTCGCCGTCACCTTCCTCACCTTCGATAACGCGCCTGACGGCTTCGCCGCTGACGCCAGCGCCTTTCTTGCGGATACCCGCAATTGCGCTCTTGGGGAGTGCGGAGGGACGGCGGCTCAGCGCCGGGAGCTTCTTTTTCATTGCAATATCCACTTGCTTACTTGGCTGTTTTCTTCCTCTTGAGCCGCCCCCGGTGGCCAGACCGGGGGCTAAACAGGTCCAAGTGGAAGGCGCGATTTCTCAATCGCAAAGGGGATATTGTTCCCGGGGGCGCACGTTCGAAATGATTTAGTTCACGAAATGTTCCAAAGTGTTTCACTCCACTGCCTGGGGCAGGCGGGACAGATGAACGGGCCGCGGGACAGAGCCTGTGTCCCGGCTTAACCTATTGGCATAAAATGAAAAATCGCTCTTGGGACAGACGGGACAGACGAATTACCGCTCATCTCTATACAGACACATACATAGTTAGAGTCATGCATACGCAACTAAGTATGTTTCACACATAAGAGTATTCTATTTTCTCTGTCCCATCTGTCCAAGAGGAAGATAAGTAAGAAAAAACAGGCGTTTATGCTGGGACAGAGGGGTTTGTTTCGTCTGTCCCAGTCTGTCCCGTCTGTCCCGGATATTTCCTTCGTCCCGTTTCGCACCCGCCTATGTCCTTCCCACTCTGAAAGGGAAAGGACACCATGCCAGACATACAGACAGACCTATGCAAAGTCGCCGGGAACCTCGATGCGGCGTTCCCGGAGCACGCGCCAATCGTTCTCTTTGCGACCGCACAGGAAAGACACATCGACAACAACGTGATCTCCAGTCTTTTTGCCGACTACTCCGGGCGGGTGAGGTGCAACGGCCCAGTCATCGAAAAAGCTTACGCGATCCTTCTCATGCTCGGGTATGGGCTGAAATGGCACGAGGGTGCAAAAATGGCATACGCTGTCTCCGGTTCCGCGAAAGGGCTGTGCGCGCATGAACGGATCGGGCTGAGGAGGATACAATGATACCCATCGAGATGGCAATGATGGAGCTTGAAGAGGATCTCGGCCGGGTGGCGGCCTGGATGGAGCATCGCCTCCCGGAGCTCGCACCGGTCAGCATTCACGCGATACTTCAGGACGAGGGCGCCCTTTTCTGGGAGATCGCGGATTTCGCAGTGAATGCACAAGGGCAAGAGATACGTGAGGGGCTGGCGTTTGAGGAGGCCAGGCGATGCCTTGAGCGACAAGGCTGGATAATCTGCTGGTATCCGAATTCGATCATCTCCGCCGGGGTTCAGTCACATGCTGCGAGGCTGTCATCGTTCGACTGGCTTAACACCCTGGTGCGGCTCGAAGATGGGGATCCGGTATTCGCTTCCGACTGAGCGGCCCCACGCCACAGGCCACATCTCCTCCGTATGAGCGGATGGAAAGACAGACAGGGTTCAGCACATAGCCGCGGTTATGGAGCCACATGGCGTAAGCGCCGTGTGGCTGCTTTGCGTCGTGACATGCGCCTATGTCAGCCCTGCCTGCAGGCGGGTCGCACGACCGAGGCCAAAGAGGTCGATCACATCATTAACCGCGCTGCCGGAGGTGGTGAGAGCCTGGAGAACCTCCAGTCGATCTGCACGCCATGCCACGCGGAGAAGACCAAGCGCGAAGCCATGGCGGCGAAAAGCACGCGACCGGTGATCGGGCTGGATGGGTGGCCGATCACACAAGGAGAGAAATAATGAGCAAACTGACCTGCAGCATCTCTATCCCGCGCTGGCGCTTCGCCATGGCCATGGTGGCAGCCGTGCTCGCCGGCTTCGTGCCGGCAGGCCGTCGCGAGAGCGCCCTTCAAGCGATTTGCGGCTGGTATGTCCGCGGCGCAAGGCTCCAGGCCACATCTACTGACTGAACACCGGAATTTTGGAGTTTTCGAGGCGGGGGGTGGTCAAATCTTCAGAGCCTTCAACTGGGGACCGGAGGCGGGGACACGACTCTTTTTGAATGGGAAGAATTTTTCAATTTCGGTGAAGTGACATGGCGGGCAAAGCAGGCAGATCAGGCAAGAAGAGCGCAGAGGCGCTGAGTGTCGTCGCAGAACACGCGATCGGCCCGGCGCGCGCCGAGGCACCCGACCACCTCACACCTGACCAGGCCGAGGAGTGGCGGCGCGTCGTTGATGCCTGCGCGAGTGACTGGTTCCCGGCCGAGACGCACGGTACGCTCGAGGGCTACTGTCGGCACACTGTGTCGGTGCGCGAGATCGACGCTCTGGTTGAAGAGGTGAAGGCCGGCGACGGCGAGCCGATCGAAAAGGTCGGAGCGCTCGACAAGCTCCTGAAGATGCGAGACCGCGAAGGCCGTGCTGCCATGGCGCACGCTCGCTCGTTGCGGATCACCAACCAAGCCCTGACCAACCACAAGAAAGACCGCAGCCCGCAAGACGGCGGCGGACAGGCGAAGAAGCCGTGGCAGGTATGAGGCGTAGTGCGCACGAAAAGCTGGCGCGCCGTGAGGCTTTGGTCGCGATGGATCTGTCGGAGCGCGCCATCCGCAACATCCTATGGCTCGAAGATCACTGCAAGATCCCGGACGGCAAGCTGGTCGGCAAGCCGCTCGTGGTCGCCGATTTCATGTGCGAAGACCTCGATTTGATATTCCGCGATCCGGAAGACATCCGCGGACCGGTCAGCAAGGCCATCATCAGCCGCCCCCGGAAGAATGCGAAGTCGGTCGAAGCGGCAATGATCGCGCTGCTCTACCTGCTCGGCCCCGAGGCCGCGCCGATGACCGAGGTCTATTCCGGCGCGATGGCACGAGAGCAGGCGGCGATTCTTTTCAAGCTGCTGTCTCGAATGATCAGGATGAATCCGGATCTGCTGAACAACTGCTCGATCAAGGACAGCACCAAAGAGATCACGGTGCCGGATCTGGGGTCGTACTACCGCGCGATGTCGAAAGACGGCAAGACGGCGCACGGCCTCTCTCCCCGCCTGGTGATCCTCGACGAGATGGGCCAGGAGCGGAAAGAGACGAATGACCTGATCGAAGCTCTGGTGTCCGGTTCGGCCGCGCAAGAGGATCCGCTTATTGTCGCGATTTCGACCCAGGCGCCGAATGACGGGGCATGGCTCTCAAAGGAGATCGACAACGCTATTGCATCCGAGGATCCTGCAATCGTTGTCCGGGTCGATGGGGCGCGTCTCGACCACCCGGATCCGTTTTCGCGGGAGGCACTGGAGGAGGCAAACCCGGCGTGGGCTGTGTGGCAGAACCAAGAGTATATGCTGCAGCAAGCGAAAGAGGCGGCGCGGCTGCCCTCAAAGCAAGCCAGCTTCCGCAACTTGTATTTGAACCAGCGCGTGTCAGCCGAAGAGCCCTTTATCGAACGGGCGATCTGGGCTGAATGCTCCGCTTCTCCCAAGCCTCTTTCTGAATGTCTGTCTGTCTTCGGCGGCCTCGACTTGTCCGAGGTGCGAGACCTGACCGCCCTGGTCTTGGTCGGGATTGACGAAGACGGCGGATGGCACGTGCATCCGACTTTCTGGCTGCCGCACGAAGGCATAGAAGCCAAGAGCGGTGCCGATGCCGTGCCGTATGACCGCTGGGAGGAAGAAGGATTCCTGCAGACCACGCCGGGCCGCACGGTGGATTACGGTTGGGTCGCTGAGCAGATCTGGGAGCTGGTGGGTGGTCTTCCAAATTTGAAAGGTCTGGCCTTCGACCGATACAATTGGAGGCACTTCCGGCCATACCTCGAGAAGGAAGGCTTCACCGAGGATCAGCTCGAAGGGGATGAAGCCCTGTTCCGCGAGTTCGGCCAGGGCTTTATTTCTATGTCGCCTGCAGTCCGGACGCTCGAAAGCGCCATATTGGATAACCACCTGCGCCACGGCGATCACCCTATCCTGACGATGTGCATGGCGAATACGCGCTTGCAGAAAGACCCCGCCGGCAATCGCAAGCCTGCGAAGCACAAGAGCACTGGTCGCATCGACGGAATGGTTTCTCTGACCATGGCCGCTGGTCTTGTCGGCGACGGCGAGCCAGAGGCCACATCTTCAATGTACATGGATGATCACGAAATATTGGTGCTTTGATGCTTAGACTTTTCACGAAAGCCACGACTTACACCGTGGATCAGCTCGCGGGCATCGCGGAATACATCCGCTACGGCACATCGACCGGAAAGACGATTTCGGAATGGAACGCTCTTGATGTCGGCGCTGTATATGCCTGCGCAAAGGTCATCGCGGAGGACGTCGCGAAGATGCCCGTGCGCGTGCTTTCCGAGACGTACGACGCCGGTGGCGTGCGCCGCACGACGACTGATCGCGGGAACTGGGCACACAAGCTTCTCGCGATCCGGCCGAATTCATGGCAAACGGCATACGAATTCTGGGAGGGCATGCTCTTTTCGGCGGTTCTCGGAAACGGTGGCCTCGCTGTGATCGCTCGAGACGGCCAGGGCCAGCCTCGCGAGCTCCTGCCGATCCCGATCGGGTCTTGGACCGTCGAGCAGATGCCTGATTACGAGCTGCGGTATCGCGTCGATTACGCGGACAAGACGCACGGCTATTTCCGCGCCAAGGATGTCTTTGTGATCCGCGGTCCCGGTCTCGACGGTTTTCAGGCTCTACCGGCGGTGAAACAGGCGCGCGAGGCGATTGGGCTCTCTCTGTCCCTTGAGCAACAGCAGGCAACACTGGCTGACAACTCCGGTCGCCCGTCCGGCGTCTTGAGCTTCGACAATCCGGTGAAGCCCGAAACCCAGGAGAAAATCCGCAACACCTACAAGTCAAAGTTCGGCCCCGGCGGATCCGGCGGGCTGATGATCCTGGACGGCGGCGCGAAATTTCACAACATGACGATGTCGATGGTGGACTCGCAGTATATCGAAAGCCGCCGACTGCAGATCGAGGAGATCTGCCGTTTTTTCCGCGTCCATCCGACGAAGGTCATGCAATACGACAAGGCCGCGACCTTTGCGAGCCAGGAGCAGCACAGCCGCGCCCACGTGAGCGACACCCTGATGCCCTGGGTGCGCCGCTCCGAGCAAGCCGCACAGCGCGATATCCTCTGTTTCTCAACCACGCACCGCGTGGATTTCGACGAGCGGGCCCTTTTGCGCGGTGACCATAAAGACCAAGCGCAATACTACACCCAGGCGCTGGGTGCCGGGGGTCAGCCGGGCTGGATGACGGTCAATGAGATCCGCTCCGAGCGCGACATGAACCCGATCGAAGAAGATTGGGCAAATACCGTGCCGCAGGGTGCGATGAACCCAAGCGAGGCCGCCGCCGGGGCCACATCTCCAAACCAAGAGGAGACGTGATGAGCGATATCGAGCATAAATTTCTGCGCCTGGATGTGAAGGCATCCGATGACGGCACGATCGAGGGCTACGGCTCTGTGTCCGGAAATGTCGATCGCGGCGGCGATGTCGTGATCGCGGGCGCATTCGCGGAAAGCCTGGAGCGCATGGGTATGCCCAAGATGCTCTGGCAGCACGACATGCGCGAAGTCATAGGCGTTTGGGACGAGGCTTCCGAAGATGAGCGCGGGCTGCGCCTCAAGGGCCGCTTTGCACTCTCGACGCAGAAGGGCCGCGAGGCCCACGAACTGGTAAAGATGGGCGCGCTGAACGGCCTTTCGATCGGCTACTCGGTGCGCGACGATGTGATGGAAGACGGGGCGCGGAAGATCAAGGCCGCGGATCTCTTCGAGGTTTCGGTCGTCACGATACCCATGAACGAACAAGCACGCATCGACGCGGTGAAGGCCGCCGAGATGACGCAAAGAGATTTCGAGAAGAGGCTCACGCAGGACGCTGGCTTTTCCCGAACCGTCGCACGGGCACTGATGTCCGGCGGCATTGAAGCTGTCAAAGGCATGCAGGCCGCTGCCGATGATGAGCGTGAGCTGCGCGAGCTACTGAAAGCCCGCGTTTTCAATCAGTCATAAATCGAGGAAGAGCAATGCCCCTGGATAACGAAACGAAGTCCCTCATCGAAGAGGGCAACCGGACCATCACCGAGCTTCGCGGCAAGGTGGAATCCCTCGAGGGAAAGACGGCCGATATCATCGACCGCGACACCCTCGACAAGATGAAGGCTGACCTGGCAGAAAACTTCAAGAGCGAGTCCGCTGCCAAGACCGAGCTGAAGGCTCTCGAGGATCGGCTCGCCGAGATCGAAGCCAAGGGCAACCGCCCCGGCCAGGCCGCACGCGGTGGCGACGCTCTTGTGCAGGAGCACAAGCAGGCGTTCATCAACTACGTCCGGAACCCTGACGACCCCTCTGCCCAGTCCGAGCTGCGCGCCATCGAGAAGAAGGCCTCCGAGGTCAATACCGGCACCGGTTCCTCAGGCGGCTTTGGCGTTCCGCAGGATCTCGCAACCACTATCGGGCGCCTTGCCCAGGATCGCTCCCCGATCCGGCAGATTGCCCGCGTTCAGGCCGGCTCCGTTGCTTACGAAGAGTTGATGGACCTCAACGGCTACGGCACCGAGTGGGTTGGCGAAGGTGGAACCCGTAATCCGACCGACACGCCCGAGCTGGCCCGCATCGCGCCGTCCTACGGTTCGATCGTCGCCAAGCCCCGCGTGACCTTCGAGAGCCTCGACGACCTGTTTTTCGATGTCGAAGGCTGGCTTTCGGGTGCTGCCGCTCGCGAGATCGCCATTGCCGAAGGCAAGGCGTTCGTCTCCGGAAACGGCACGAACAAGCCGCTCGGCTTCCTGTCCGGAACGCCGACCGATGAAGTAGACGGTGTTCGCGCATTCGGAACGCTTCAGTTCCGCGCGACCGGAGTTGCCGATGCGCTCTCCGACACGCCGTTCGACGACATTATCCGGCTCAAGTATGGCACCAAGGCACAGTATCGCGCCAATGCGAAATTTGTGCTGAACTCGAACACCATGGCAACATACGCAACGGTGAAGGACGACCAGGGCCAATACCTCCTGCAGCGCGCTGTCGCACAAGGTGCGCCGGACATGCTGTCGGGTCATGCCGCGGCCGTCGCCGAAGATATGCCCAACATTGCCGCGGACGCGTTCCCGGTTGCGTTCGGCGACTTTGACGAAGGCTACCTGATCTCCGACCTGCACGGGATGCGCATCATCCGCGATAACGTCACGCAGCCTGGCTTCGTGAACTTCATCGTGACGCGGCGCCTTGGCGGGACGATCCGCAACTCGGAGGCCATAAAGCTCCTGAAGTGCTCGCTCTAATACTGTGCGAGACCTTCGCCCCGCGATCCAGGTCGGGGCCATAGCGGCCCCGACTTTTTCATAGGAGAGAAACATGCCTAAGACCACGAAAGCGTTCCAAGCCGTCCGCCCTGGCAATGTCTATCCCGACACCATTGCCGCCGGCGAGGAGGTTGAAGGCCGCCTGGCCGAGATTGCCGAAGCTGTCGGCGCGGTCGAGGCGGAAAAGACGCCGCGCAAGACCAAGGCCATGAAGGCCGCACCCGAGAACAAGTCCGAGGAGTAATCCGGAATGCTGACGCTGGACGAGGCAAAGACGCACCTTCGCCTCGATGGGTCCGACGAGGATACCTATATCCAGGGCCTCGTCAGCGTGGCCCAGGAATACATCGAAGCCGTCATCACGCCCGCGCCGGTAGATGGCGTCGCGCAACCGGTACCGACAGTCACCGAGACCCAGCGCCATGCCTGCCGCCTGCTGGTCGGGCATTGGTATGAAAACAGAGAGGCCGTGAGCGACGAGGCGGGCAGCGAAGCGCCGCTGGCCGTGCGTATGCTGCTGGCCGTCAACCGTCCGCCGGAGGGACTGATTTGATGGCGGCGGGCAAGATGGACAGACGCATCCGCATCGAACGCGCAACCGCCTCGGATGACGGCTTTACCAGCGCGGGTGAGAAAACCTGGGCGACGCTTGCGGATGTGTGGGCGGAGGTCACCCCAGTTTCCGACGGCGAGCGTTGGCGCGCGGGCGAAGTGGCCGCGCATGTCACGCACCGTTTTCGGATCCGGTATTCCTCCACCGTGGCCGGGATCACGCCGGCCGATCGGATCATCTACCAGGGCGATGCATTCAACATCTCCGGCGTGAAAGAGATCGGCCGCCGCGAGAAGCTCGAGATCACCGCAAGCGCGAGGGCGGACACATGAGCGAGAAATTCAAAGTCGAAGGATTCAAGGACCTCGACCGGGCACTTGCAGGTCTGGGTGACCAGAAGGCGTCGAAGCGCATTTCTCGCGCGGCCCTTCGGAAAGC